TCATCTTAAAGATGTTTATCTTGATGATGATGAAGGTTACGATACAGAAAAGAAAATTGTCCAGACTTATCGAAGGAAAAACGACTCCCAATTGGCTGTTGTTATAGGTCGATTAGAAGGTGTCATAGATGCACTGGACAATGCAATACAATATAGAAAAGAAAACGGTCTCGCTTTTTTTATGAATAGAAGTAGGGTTTTATCAGACTTAGAGCCTGCCAGAGCCGACATTGGCGGCTTAATGGGAATTAAGCAAAAACTAGAAGACATGCTTTCTGAATGGGATAAAAATACAGAATACGAAAGCGAATAATGACGAAACTAAAAAATTAAAAGCATTCCTCCATTGCGAACAAATAAAGTCTCCTAGTGAGACTTTTTTGTTGGGCGCCCATTAAAAAACCCGCCTTTCAGCGGGTTTCCTAAATATTACTTTAGAGTTGATTAGTAACCTCTGTTTGGACCATATTGATAAGATTCATCATTATAACCAACGTCTGTTGACGCCGTTGTAGCAATTGAACCCATATCTTGGTTGTCAACAACAGGACCTGTAACTAAACCCAATTGAGTATAACCACGAGTGACACCTGTTGAACCACCAGTTGCTGAACTATGTCCTGCACCTGCTGTCGGTAAATCATCACCGCTTGATGTAATCGCACCAAAATCAGACAACTCTCTTAAATCGATTGTACGTCTAACCTTAATACGAGCCATACCTGCGACTGCTCTAAGACCTCTATATCTTGCCATATTATTTCTCCCATATGATTGATGTTGGAGTGGGAATCCCCAATCATCAATACTATTTATCTGATATAATTATTATATTATATGCAAAGATAAATACTATTATAATTAAGTGAGTATATAATGGCAGATTTAACTAAAAAACCACATCAAAAAACCCAATTTAGTAATACACAATTGTTAGAATTTAGCAAGTGTATGACAGACCCGTTCTATTTTCTGGAAAAGTATTTTATGATTCAGCATCCTACACGTGGAAGTATACTATATGCGGCATACAATTATCAACAAGAGTTAGCAAAGTCTTATCATAATTATAGATTTTCTATATCTATGTTGGGTAGACAGATGGGTAAATCAACAACAGCGGCTGGTTATCTGTTATGGTATGCTATGTTCAATCCAGACCAAACAGTTCTGATTGCGGCTCATAAGTTTTCAGGCGCACAAGAAATCATGCACAGAATCAGATATGCGTATGAGATGTGTCCAGACCATATTAGAGCAGGTGTGACAAATTATAACAAAGGTAGTATCGAGTTTGATAATGGTTCACGTATTATTTCACAAGCAACAACAGAAAACACTGGTCGTGGTCTTTCAATTTCATTACTATACGCAGATGAGTTTGCGTTTGTCCGACCAACAATAGCAAAAGAATTTTGGACTTCTATATCTCCAACACTGGCAACAGGTGGTAAAGCAATTATCACATCAACTCCTAACTTAGATGATGACCAGTTTGCGATTATATGGTCAGGTGCTAATAAGCAATTAGATGATTATGGAAATGAAACAGACGTAGGTATCAATGGTTTCAAACCATACCAAGCAGTATGGCATCAACATCCAGATAGAGATAAAGAATGGGCAGTTGAAGAAGAAGCACGAGTTGGTAAAGAACGTTTCTTAAGAGAACACGAATGTCAGTTTATCGCATATGATGAAACATTAGTTAACAGTCTGAAGTTGTCAGGAATTAAAGGAAGAGAACCAGTATTAAGAACAGGGCAAGTTAGATGGTATGAGAGCATCAATAAAGATTCTACTTATGTTGTAGGATTAGATCCTGCTATGGGAACAGGTGGAGATAACTCTGCGGTTGAAGTGTGGGCGTTACCAGAACTTGTTCAAGTAGCAGAATGGCAGAATAATAGAACAGATGTTCATGGTCAAGTTAAAACAATGCATACTGTTCTTACTATTATCAATGACGAAATGCGAGAACTTGGCAATAATGCGCCTGAAATATATTGGTCAGTAGAGAACAATTCATTGGGAGAAGCCGCTTTGGTAGTCATACAAGAGATGGATGAAGATAAGTTTCCTGGTACATTCTTACATGAACCAAAGAAGAAAGGCAGACAACGAGCAATTCGAAAAGGATTTACCACAACATATAAGACGAAAATTACGGCTTGTATGAAGATGAAATCTTGGATTGAAAGTGATAAAATGATACCTCTAAGCAAGAATTTAATAAGAGAATTAAAGACTTTCATAGCAAAAGGAAAGAGTTTTGAAGCAAAAACTGGTGAAACAGATGACTTAGTTTCAGCAACATTATTGTGTGTAAGACAGATTCAGGTTATATCTAGGTTCGAGGAAGGATACGAAGACCTGCTTGGATCATCTTTGGACTCTGATGACGATTATTCAGACCCTCTTCCTGTGATATTTTGATAAATACTACCATAACGAACGAGAATAAAAATTATGGCTATAAATTTAGACGACATCGCAACAAAAGTAATGAAATTAATGCAAGGCAGTGGGCATCAGATGAAGATGTTCGATGCTACTAGTGGTAAAAGTGTAGCAATACCAGCCCAAGCAAGATATTTCTATGTAAAAGAACCAAATATGATGGTTAACATTGATGACTCAACTCAAGAATTAAAATTTCATATTGGTGAAGATGTTGATATAGATAAGCCAGGCATCAATAATATGATGAAACAATTGAAATCTTTAGCACGTACTAATATGTTAGATTTTGACATTCGTTCATTTGGAAAACATATCGAACCTAAGAATTACGCATATAAGATTGAACAAAATAAGGAGCAAACCATGACAGACCACGTCAATGAAGGCATGGGCCCATTGTCTGGGTCATCACGCACAAGCCGACAAACATTAGAAAATGTAAAACTAATATTAAAACATCGTGCGCCAGTAAACGAAGAATCTCGTGGTTCTCGTTCACGCAATATATCAGCAATGTTTATTGAAACAACAGAAGGCGAACGTTTTAAATATCCATTTATACACTTAAACGGTGCAAGAGCAATGGCACGTCACGTAGCATCAGGTGGAGTTCCACATGATATAGTAGGCGAAGCAATTGTAGAGTTATCAAGTAATTTAGCACAATTAAAAGAGTTTACTAAAATAGTAGATAAGCAACAATTAGTAAATGAAAACAATCGTAATGTTGTATTCAACGTCAGACGTAGTATGAATTCAATTAAAGAAACAGTACAGAGAATCCAAGGTGCTAGAGGTTATGCAAAATTTGTTGAAAATATTGCTCTTAAAGAAGACAAAGTAGAAGCAGAAATCTCAGAAGAAACTTTAGATTCATATGTACAACAGTTCACGAAGACATCATTTGAAGAGTCATTAAAAGATATTTTACCACTTGTTCATCGTGTAAACGAAGAAGAAATGACAGACCGTAGAGACAATCAAACAGCAAGAGTTAGAGAAATAATTTCGGCAAGAGATAAAAAGACTGGTGAAATAGTCAATACGATATCTTTTGGAGAGCCAACTAATCCTTCATATGATTATGATAAAATTAAGACGCAATTTGCTGAACCTCGCTCTTCAGAAGAGGTGGCTCAACAAAAGATTTCTAAAATTGCATTGACATTTGATGATTTGGCTGATAGAGTTACAGTAGATACACTACTAGATAGAACGACTAAGAAGAAAGGTCACGATTTAGCGGCTGAAATATCATTTTTCTTAACAGATATTGCTAACGAAATTCGTTCAAATCCAAGCGGTATAGACAAAGAAGATATGAAAGTTGCTGGTCATTTACTTAAGATGTCAAAGGCATCTGTAGAAACAGAAGAGCCAAAATCAGCAGATACAAGAATAAATGAAATGCTTGAAGAAGCATTCTCAAAGTTTGATTCAGATAAAGTTCTTATCAAAGAACAAAAACAAGAATTAAAAGAAGGCACATCTGGAATAATGGGAATGAAAAATTCACAAGGAAATTATGATTTCATTCGTGTGAATTGGGATGCATATCCAGAAGGATTAGGTCAAACATTAAAAAACAGTTGGAATAATCCAGAAGAAATTGAGAGAGCAATTTCAAAAGGACACGCATCGAGTATAGGAAATGATATTGACGATAGTGTATTTTATGCTGATAAAGAGGGCATGAATAACAATAAACCTGAACGCAATGAAACTGAAGAAGATTTACATAGTATTGCCATGAGAATGGGTGCTGAGTATGGTTATATATTTGATAATGGCAAGTGGACCGAAGTATTAAAACATTCCGAAGAAGCAGTCTCAGAAGATATTTACGATGAAGACCAAGTCAAAATGAGACATCTAGCAGGTGTTGATGATTTTTAAAAATATGTCATTTTCTAGTTGACAAATACACATCAATTGTGTTATAATAAAAGGGAGTTAAGTGCTTCCTTTTTTATGGTTTAAATTATTTTCACTACAATCTTGAAGTTAAGAAAACTCACAAAAAGGAGCATTTAACTCTTGACTTTTGAAAAAAAGATAAGTATAATAGTATCATTAGTAATTTAAATGATACATTTAGGCTAATATAACTAATATACAAAATAACTAATAACGGCTAATATAGGAGAAAACTATGGCTACACTAGCAGAAATACGTGCGAAACTACTCGCACAAGACAACAAAGCATCAGAGAACTCACAGGCAAATCGTGGTTCAGATGCTGTCTACACTTTCTGGAATATGGATAACGACAGTACAGCAGTATTGAGATTCCTTCCAGATGCAGACCCCACAAACACATTCTTTTGGAAAGAACGACAAGTTGTAAAACTTCCGTTTCCAGGTGTTAAGGGTGGAGATGAACAAAAACGAGTAATCGTTCAAGTTCCTTGTGTTGAAATGTGGGGAGAACCATGCCCAATTCACGCAGAGATTCGTCCTTGGTTCAAAGATCCAGCAATGGAAGATATGGGTCGTACATATTGGAAGAAACGTTCTTACGTTTTTCAAGGATTAGTTGTTACCGATCCAATTGGTGGTGAACAACCAGAAAATCCAGTACGTAGATTTATTATCGGACCACAAATCTTTAAGTTGTTAAAAGCGGCTTTGATGGACCCAGATATGGATAATCTACCAACAGACTATGAACAAGGAACTGACTTTCGTCTTACTAAGACTCAAAAAGGACAATTTGCTGACTATTCAACTTCAAGTTGGTCACGCAAAGAACGTTCATTGAATGAAGAAGAACGTGCGATAGTTGAAACGCATGGTCTTTTTGACTTGAATGAGTTCATGCCAAAACGTCCAACGGAAGATGATATGCAAATAATCAAGGAGATGTTTGAAGCATCTGTTGATGGTGAATTATACGACCCTGTAAAATGGGGACAGTATTATAAACCTTATGGATTAGATGTTCCTATGGGTACTAAAACTGCAACTGCAACTCCAACTGCTCCAAAAGTAGAAGAAGTTAAAGTAAAAGCAGAACCTGTTGCGGAAACACCAACTCCGACACCGACTCCAGCACCAGTAGTAGCAGAAACTACAACTGATGCTCCGAAGGCCGATGCGGCAGATATCTTAGCAATGATTCGAAGCAGAAAAACTGACTAAGAACCAACATGAGTGTGGGGAGTAAATCTCCCCATACTTTACAATATATTAGGAGAAAAATATGGCAAGAGCCTTCGATGCGAGTAAATTTCGCAAATCTATAACGAAATCTGTTCCTGGTATGAGTGTTGGTTTTAGAGACCCAGACACTTGGATATCAACAGGAAATTATACATTAAACAAACTTATTAGTGGTGACTTTCATAAAGGTGTACCACTGGGCAAAGTAACAGTCTTTGCTGGCGAGAGTGGAGCAGGAAAATCATTTGTAGCGGCAGGTAATATTGTTAAAGCCGCACAAGACCAAGACATATTTGTAGTATTAATCGATAGTGAAAACGCACTAGATGAGGCATGGTTACATGCCCTTGATGTAGAT